GAACGTCGATATAGAAGCCGGAAACGATGAAATCGAAGACCAAATTAGCGTAATCTTTACCGACGATTATGTCGAACCAGAAGAGACGGCGCTTATTGGAGGGTAAGACGATGAAAGAAATTAGAGTGGCGGAAATACGAGCGGAAATGTCGCCGGCAGGCGGCGAGAAAGCTCTTATTTTAAGAGGGCGACCGGTGGTTTACGAGTCGCCGACGACTATTAACGATATTGGCGGTAGCTATATCGAAATAGTCCGTAGAGGTGCGCTCGAGGGCGCGGATATTACCGACGTACGGCTTTTAGTCGGGCATGACGCGAGCCGTATACCGCTCGCGAGGACACCGAAAACCATGTCGCTTAGTCTGGACGCCGACGGGCTCACTTTCGAAGCGACCTTACCGGACACCGAAGCAGGACGCGAAGCTTTTAAGGCGGTAGAGCGCGGCGATATTCGAGGGCTCAGCTACGCTTTTACCATACCGGACGGCGGCGACGAGTACGACCCGAAGACGAATACGCGAGTTATTAACCGTATCGGCAAGATTTACGAGTGTACTCTTACCGCTTTTCCTGCTTACGAGTCGACGTACGTCTCGGCTGAGAGCCGCGACGCTCGGCGCTCCCTCTGTGGTTTCATGGAGAAGCGCAACGCGGCGAAGGTACTCGTAAATCAGATTTTGAAAGAGAGGGTGTAACGGTGAGCCGCAAAAGAAACGGTTATACAAACTTTACTTTTGCTTTCGCGGCAACCTTGCAACGGATCGCCGAAAACCGGATACCGCCGGTAACGGTAGAGTCTTTCAGAGTCGAGCCGACGAGGTTAAGTAGCGGTAGCTACGATACGCTTGTCGTAAAGTTCAGAATACCCAGAGCCGACGAGGATAAGCCCGAAGAGCCCGACACGAGCGACGACCCGCTCGAGAAAATACTACAAGACGTAGAAGCGTCTATGATCGAAATGGAGGTAAAACCATGAAATTTAAGACCGTAGCGGAAGCTTTTAACCACTACCGTAACAAGACCGTCGACGAAATGAAGACTCGCGCTGCCGAGATTGGCGCGGAGATCGACAAAAACGCCGACGCCGACGTCGAATCTCTGAATATTGAGCTTCGCGGCATTAAAGAAGCTCTCGAAAACGCCGAAAACCGGAGCGACGCGAAGCGTACTCTCTCTCTTCTCGAGGGCATGAATACCCAGAAGCGCGACGCTTTCAACGCCGAAAACGTCTTCGAGAGCGCCGAGTACCGGAGCGCTTTCCTTAAGACCATGCTTAACCAGAAGCTGAGCGAAGTCGAGACTCGCGCTTTCGCTCTGGGTATGGAAGTCGCCGAGAAGCGTAACGACGCTTACAATACCGCGAGCAATAGCGCCGCCGTACTGCCGACCGCGACTCTTAACGAAATCATTAAGAAAGCTCGCACTATCGGCGGCTTGCTCGGCGAGTGTCGCGCTTTCAACGTCCCGACGAAAATCTCTATCCCGATTGGGACGCCGGCGACCAAAGCCGATTGGCATACCGAAGCCGCCGCCGTCGAATCTGAAAACGTTACTCTCGCGAGTGTCGCTTTCGACGGCTACGAGATTATGAAAGTCTTCTCTATCTCCGAGAAGGTGCGGAAAATGAGTATCGGCGCTTTCGAGAGCTATCTCGTCGACGAGCTTACCGCCTGCGTTATGGAGCTTCTCGGCTACGCTCTGATTAACGGTACCGGTAGCGGACAGGGTACCGGACTCGAAAGCGGCGTGACCTGGGTTAAGACCGCCGGCGCTACCAAGAACGAGGTAGAAGTCGCCGCCGCGACCGACCTCACGTACGCCGACGTCGTCTCTGTGGTCGCTCTTCTGAAGCGCGGTTACGCGGCCGGCGCTAAGTGGGCGATGAATAACAAGACGCTCTATACGTACTTCTACGGCATGACCGACGATACCGGTAGACCGCTCTTTATCTCTGATCCTAAGAGCGAAGCTATCGGTCGTATTCTCGGCTTCGACGTCGTAGTCGACGACAATATCGCCGACGGTAAAGCGTATCTCGGCAACTACGCGAAGTATCTCGGTTACAATATGCCCGAAGGTATCGTAATCGAATCCTCTCGCGAGAGCTCTTTTAAGAAGGGCGTTATCGACTATCGCGCTATGGCTATCGCCGATTGTAAGCCGCTCGTTACCGAAGCTTTCGTACGTCTCCATAAGAAGCAGTCTTAAGGGGAGGTAAAGCGATATGGGTATCGTAAAAGCTCTTAAGAAGCTCGGTAAGAAGCTTAATACCGGCGGTACTGAGCCGACCGGTACGACTATCGCCGGCGTACTCGCGAGTATTGAAAGCTCTTTCAATATCAGCGGCGCGAAGGGCGACGACGGCGCGAGCGTTACCGCTATCGCTCTTACGACCGAGAGCGGCGCGGTTACCGGCGGTACTGCGACTCTGAGCGACGGTACGACCGTAACTATTACGGTAACCGAAGCCGAAGCCGCCGCCGGCGACTAATTAAAGTCGTTTAGCGTCTCCTGCAGGACGCTTTACGAAATCCTCCTTTTTTGGTGGGTGGGGTACGCGTCTCTGGTTCAGCGCGTACCCCTATTTTAAAAACGAGGTGATTTTATGATTATGACCTTATCCGAAGCTTGCAACGTATTGCACGTAGACGAGGGCGCTAACGACGAGCTTATTATGAGTCTCGTAGACGCTATACCGGATTATATCGAAGTCGCGACCGGCGCGAATTGGAGCGAGCAAGGCGACTTACCGCTCTCGAAGACCGTCGCCGGCTTGATCCTTACTCAATGGTACTATGCCGACCATGCCGACGACCAAGCGCTCACGCGTACGATTAACTCGCTCTTAAAGGCGCTGAGCGTCCAAGCGAGGGCGTATCATGCCGAGTAAGTACGGTAATAGCGGCTTTTACTCTGGTAAAGCTTGGCGTAGAGTCTCGGCGGCGTATATGAGCTCGAAAAACTACGTTTGCGAGAGGTGCGGTAAGCCGGCGGTAATCTGTCATCATAAGAAATGGCTTAACGATACGAACGTAAACGACCCGAAAATCGCGCTTAGCTTCGACAATCTCGAAGCGCTCTGTCTCGAGTGTCATAACGCCGAGCACGGATCGAAGCACGACGTCGCCGTATTTAACGACGCCGGCGAGCTCGTAACCGTAAAAGAGAGCGTAGAGACGAAGCAGTACCAGAGCGACCGCGAGAAGATCGACGACGTAGTAGCGCGAGCGAAGTCTCTTCTCTGTGGTTTCATGTTGTGAGGTGTAGACTATGGCGAGAAGGAAAAACCCTTTACGCGAGCTCTTAGAGCGCGTACCAGAGGATAAGCTTACCGTCGGCGAGAAGATCGTCGAAGAGCTTCTTTTCATGGAAGAGACGCTTCGCCGGTTAAAAGCTCAGATCCGCGAGACCGGCGAGATAGAGCACTTCGTACAAGGTAAGCAAGACTTTTACCGAGAATCGCCGGCGCTCAAGGCGTACAATACGACCGTACAGAGGTACGGCAATCTCTACCGGCAATTAACCGACCTTATCGGAAAGAGCCCAGAGAGCGAGAAGAGTAACGCGATTTACGACTTCATAAAAGAGGGCGTATCATGAGCAACTATATAAGCGACTATGTCGACGCTTTTCGCTCTGGTAAGTGTATCGTCGGTAAGCGTATACGCCGGCAGTACGAGAAGCTTTTACGCGAGATCGAATCGCCGACCGCCGGCTTCGTCTTCGACGAGAAGAAAGCTCTTCGACCTATTGAGTTTATAGAGCGCTTTTGTCGTCACAGTAAAGGCGAGTGGGCAGGTAAACCGGTACGGCTCGAGCTCTTCCAGAAAGCTTTTATCTCGGCGCTTTTCGGCTTCGTCTCTGTGGTCGACGGTACGCGGAAGTATCGCGAAACTATGTTTTATATAGCGCGGAAAAACGGAAAGTCGACCTTGCTTTCTGGTATCGCGCTATATTGTCTTATTGCCGACGGCGAAGCCGGCGCGGAAGTGTATAGCGTAGCGAGCAAAAAAGACCAGGCGAAGCTTGTCTTTAACGAAGCGTTTAATATGGTACGACAGAGCTCAGAGCTCGCGAGTATCACGAAGAAGAGAAAGAGCGACTTATACTTTCCGCTTACCTTCTCGAAAATGCAACCGCTCGGAAGAAATAGCGATACGCTCGACGGCTTAAACGGCTCTCTGGTAATCGTCGACGAGCTCCACAGTATCAAAGACCGCAATACGTACGAGGTTATGAAGCAATCCCAGAGCGCAAGACGGCAACCGCTCTTAGTTATGATAACGACCGCCGGTACGGTCAGAGAGTGTATTTTTGACGATATGTATAAGTACGCTTGCGACGTTTGCGACGGTACGGTAAAAGACGAGAGCTTTCTACCGATACTCTACGAGCTCGACAGTAAAGAAGAGTGGACTAACCCGTTAATGTGGGAGAAAGCTAACCCTTCGCTCGGTCATATTAAGAAGCTCGACGACTTAGTATCGAAGGTGGAGAGGGCAAAACAGAGCCCGAGAGACCTTACCGGCGTACTCGTAAAGGACTTTAACGTTATTCAAACCGTCGGCTCAGCTTGGCTTACCTTCGACGATATAAATAACGAAGAAACTTTCGAGCTCGAGCGCTTTAAAGGATATTACGCTATCGGCGGCGTCGATTTATCCCACGTCGGCGACCTTACCGCCGCGACGCTCTTACTCATGGATAAGAGCGAGAAGCGGTACGTTACTCAGATGTATTGGTTACCGAAAGACCACTTCGAGAAGCGCGTACACGAAGAGAAAATACCTTACGACAAATGGTACGAAGCCGGCTTACTTCGTCTCTGTGAGGGTAATCAAATCAATTATAGCGACGTTACGAAGTGGTTTCTCGAAATGGTAGAGAAGTACGAGCTTACGCCGGCTTGGATATACTACGACCCGTATAGCGCGGCGTACTGGGTGCAGGAAATGCAAAGCGCCGGCTTTAATCTCGTAAAATGCTACCAAGGCGTAAAGACGCTCTCGCTACCTATGCAAAAGCTCGCCGCCGACTTACAGAGTAAGAAGGTTAATTATAATAATAACGTATTACTGAAGTGGTGTATCACGAATACCGGCGTAAAAACCGACGTAAACGGCAATATACAACCGGTAAAAGCTCAGAGCGCGAAGTACCGTATCGACGGCTTAGCGAGTCTTCTCGACGCGTACGTCGGACTTACTGAGCATTACCAAGAATACTTAAATACTGTGGAGGTGTAACCATGAAAGGACAATATTTCAAGAAAGATAAGCAAGTTAAGCTTATCCGTCGTTACTCGAAAAATACGCCTGCCGGCTATCCAAGTCCAAGGTATCAGTATATGACGCCGTCGCCGATATGGGCGTATACTCGTCAGCTGAGCCAAGACCAGAAATACGCCGCTCATGCTTATATGACAGAAGAAGAGCGGTATTTCGTCTTAAATTATCGTAACGACCTTAAGCTTTACGACTTGGTAGAGTATAAAGGCGTCTTCTACTCTATTACCAGACTCGACACCGAAGACGACTATAATACCGAGCTCTTCGTCTATGTGGAAAAAGCGAAACCCGGCGATACGCCGAAGCCGAGCGAGATTATACCGTACGGAACGTCGGTAACGGAAGAATAAAACATGAAACCACAGAGGGGAGACCGCCGATAGACGGTCTCTTTTATTATTGGTATTTACAATATTACAATATTACTCGTATTATTACTTGACAAACGTTTACACTATTGACAACTCTTTAATATTATTATATTCTTTAAGAGCCGGCTTAGCCGAGACTTTAAAAGGAGGTTAATAAATGAAGTACAAAGTCGCGTATATCGACGGTCACGACCTCAAGTATAAGACTTTCACGACGACCGCCGAGAGCAAAGAAGCCGCAGTACGAAATATGAGAGACTCGTACGAAGCCGACTTCGACCACCAAATAATCGAAGTGTACGAAGAGAGCGAGGTAGAAGCATGAGAGTAACGGAGCTTACGCGAGACGAGCTCACAGAGCTTAAACAAAGGTACTATACCGATACGAGCGAAGAAGAGCCGAGTTACGAAGAGCTTATAAATATCGACGAGATTATAAGCGACGAAGAAATCTTTCTCGAGTACAGAGCGTACGACTTCGTAAGAGACGACTTCTTTTGTAATCAGTAAAGCGTAACGCTTTAGGACAGGAGCGGAAACGATGAAGGTAATAGCTTTTATTAACCAGAAGGGCGGCGTCGGAAAGACTACGACCTGTCTTAACGTCGGCGCGGCGCTTTCCCTCTGTGGTTTCAAGTGTCTACTTGTCGATATGGACATCGGCGACTTATCCCAGAGCGCCGGCTTTATTGAGATCGACGACGACGAGCCGACCGTCTACGAGGTGCTTAAGGGCTCAGATATAAACGCCGCTATACGCTCTCATAATGGGCGCTACGACGTCTTACCGTCTGACGAGAGACTTAGCGCCGGCGAGATCGACTTCGCGACCGATAAGAAGCGTAATACGCTATTACGTAGCGCTCTGGGTAAGCTGAGTAAGCCGTACGACTTCGTACTCGTCGATTGTCCGCCGACACTAAGCGTATTTACGACGATAGCGCTCTCAGCCGCCGACGAAGTGATAATACCGGTACAAGCTCAGTATTTACCGCTTAGCGGCGTCTCTCGCGTTATACGTACCGCTGAGCTCGTAAAGAGCCGCTTTAATGGTAAGCTCGAGATCGGCGGCGTAGTCCTCACTTACTACGACGGGCGGCGTAATCTCGATACTGAGGTACTCGACGCTCTGAGCGGCTATTTCGGCGATAAGGTGTATAAGACGACTATAAGCACGAGTACGAAGCTCGGACAAGCGCCGAGTCACGGTAAAGATATTTTCGAGTATAGCCCGAAAAGCGTCGTCGCGAAGCAGTACCGCGAGCTCGCCGGCGAGATAGCGGAAAACATGAAACCACAAAAGAAGGAAAGAAAGAGGTAACAGAAAATGAGTAAAGCACTCGGTAATAATCCACTTTTCAGAAGCGAGCCCGTCGTAGAGCGCGAAGAAGCCGCTCAGATCGTCGAGCCCGAAGTCGTCGAAGAGTTTGAGACCATGAGCTTTAGAGTACGGAAAAGCCATATCAGAAACCTTAGAAGGTACGCGTATACTAACCGGCTCGAGATTAAAGAAGCTCTCGACGAGATATTAACCGGCTTTTTCGATAATATCGACTTATCAGAGTTATTAGATATTCCAGACAGACCGAAGAAAACGAGAAAGAAGGTTTAATATGATTAAGTTTAATAATATTACGCTCTATACCATAGAAGAAGCCGCCGAAATCTTACCGGTATGTCACCAGACGATAAGACGCTATCTAAAAAACGGGCGGCTCAGAGGGCAAAAGATCGGCGGTAGATGGCTTATTAACGAAGAAAGTATAAACGAGCTTCTCGCTTCTCCTGTGGTTTCAAGTAATACCGGCGACGAGGTGAAACAATGATTATTAAATTCACAAAGGAAGAGCTTAAAGAGCGAGACTCTTTCGAAGCTTCTTATGAAAAGCTTTTAGAAGAGCTCGACCTTAAAATTGACTCTCTCCGCGAAGACCCAGAGCCCGACGAGAAGAAGCTCGCCGAGATCGACAAGAAAAGACGTAAGATAAAGCCGCCGAAAAAAGGTAGAAACGCCGATAACGAGCAAGCGTACTTTTCGAGCCCAGAGTACCAAGCGTACTTGGATAAGCTGAGCGAAAACGAAGAAGAGTATCACGCCGTTATAAAAGCATGGGAAGACGCCGGTCCGAAAGAGTGGAAAGCGGCGAGAGACGAGTACGATAGACTCGTCGAAGAGCGCAACGTCGCAAGAAGAGAGTTTTTAAAACGATGTGAAGACCGGTATTTTAACGCGCTTGGCGGCGACCTGGGGAAGATATATAGAGACGCGGCTCACCAAGCTTTACAACTTATCGAAAACCGGTATACGTACTACTCGAAGAAGCTCGAAGAAGAATATATTTCTTTTTCGGCGGTAGACGTAAGAAAGCAAGCCGACGGTAGCTTTCTACTCGACAAGGACGAGACCCGTAAAATAATATACGAGTTAATCGAGCGGCATATAGAAGCGTTAAAAGCCGATTCTAAGCGTCTCTCGCAACTCAAAGAGTATATCGAGCAAATACTCACGAGAAGCGCTCGCGTAAGCTCTGAGGGTGTGCGCGGCGCTATGATTGAACGAAAGCCGACGATAAAGAAAGATAGCGATAACGTACTCGCTACCAGACCGACCGAATACGTTACAACCGTCGACCGAATATCGAAGAAGCTTTTCGAAGGTAAGCTCGTAAAGCCGTTCGAGATCGAAGACCCTCAAGCGCTCTTTCCGGTACGGCTTGACCGAAAAGGTAAAGTAATTGCTCGAGTCGCTATCGACTATAAAGACCTTCTGAGCAAGGGTAATATAATCAAGCTACCAGAGCTCACAGAGCGCGACTATAACGTACACGACGCTATTATTACGCTTATAAGCGCCGGTAATCGTACCATGAGTTACGATATGATTTATCGCGCTATGACCGGTATAATGGACAGTAAAATTAGAGTACCAGACGACGCGAAAGACGCTATCGACGACGCGCTCGATAAGTTCAAAGGTAAGTTTATACTCGAATATGAGCACGAAGACCAAGACGGTAAAACAGTAAGAGACTACTATAACGAGCCGCTTGTTTCTTTTCAACAGGTAACCAGAAAGATAAACGGAAAGCTTGTAGAGGGTGCGATAATTATACCAGACGATACTAAGTTTGACCCTCCGCTTCTGAGGTGGGCTCGTTCTAACGGTAACGAAATCGACACGAGAGATATAACGCTTCTAAACGTACCGAGACTCTATAACGGCGAAGAAAGCTTAACTATAAAAATGTGCTTATATCGCCGTATTATCACTATGAGAAACGTCTTCGAGCGTATCAAGAAAAGCCGCTCAGAGCTCGCAATAAACGAGCGTACAATACGATACGACTACGTTTACGAAGCTCTCGGTCTCAAAGAGCCCGATAAGAGAAAGCGTACGCTCATAAAAGACAAGATCGACCGTATTTTAAAGTATTGGACGGAAAGAGGTTTTATCTCTGGTTACGAGCACAAGAGGGATAAAAGCGCCGGTAATCAGTATTGCGCGGTAACGGTTTCTTTCATACCGAAAGACTGAGCAAAGGGACTACCGCAAAACACGTTACCGGACTACCGCAAAACACGTTACCGGACTACCGCAAAACACGTTACCAGACTACCGCAAAACACGCAACCGGCGCGACGCCAAAAACGACCCTCAAACCCTTACGCCGCAAAGCTTCGCCGGTTTTACGGCTCGAGCGACTATGTAAGACTATGTATAACTATGTCTTTAATAGCGCTTCGCACGCGCTTATTAAGGACTTCGTCCATAAGCGCGGCTTGCGCTGACATGAAACCACAGAGGGAAGAATAGAAGCCGTGAAAGCTGAAACCCAGAGAAACCGGAGAAGAGTCTTCAATAACGGAGGGGGGAGTCGAATCTCGAGAAGGGGACTCGACACCGGCGGGGGTACTTTCTAAAACCTCTCCGAAATAGACCGTTAAAGGGGGGTTATAACGGTTTATAGAGGTTTATTGATACTTTTGTAATATTTAGTAATAAACGTAACATTATATTAACAGACTTACCGAGAAAGAGAGGTAATACGAAATGACTAAGGAAGAAAGAGAAGCGTTAGAAGCTCGAATTATCGCGCAACTCGAGAAAATGAGCCGCGAAGACCTCGAAAAAGTAAACGCTTTCCTCGACGAGCTCGAGAAAGAATACGCCGACGCTCAGAAGTGAGCCGGCGCTCCCTCTGTGGTTTCATGTTGTGAGGTGATACGATGAATTTACCGAAAGAGTTAGAAGCGCTTCGCGAGCGGCGCGTCTGGATATGCTACCCGATGATATGGAATCCGACGAAGCATAGCGGCGTAGGTGGATACGATAAGCCGCCGATAAACCCGTATACGCTTCTTAACGGATCGACCGACAAAGCCGAGAGTCTCGCGACCTTCGACGAAGCCGCCGCTCAGATCGGCAAGACGGCGAGAGTAAGAGCCAAGGGTTACGACGAGCTCGTCGAGACTCCCGTCGTCGGCGTCGGTATTGCGCTCTCTGGTACTGGTATATGCGGCGTCGACTTCGATAACGTTATTGATATGGAAAACCAGACGATAACGCGAGAAGTCTCGGCAATATTGAAAATGCTTAATACGTATACCGAGCTCTCGCCGAGCGGTAAAGGCGTACACGCGCTCTTTCTGGGAAAGCTACCGGATAACGTAAAGCATATCGCCGGCGGTAAGCGTGACGTCTGGGGAACGTATAAAGCCGAGTATCAGCTTTTCGACTCTGGGTATCTTACCGTAAGCGGTAACGTACTCGGTAAGTGGGTATTAGCTGAGCGTACCGCCGAGATTGCCGGCGCTTATGAAGTCTTTTTCGGAGACACCGAGACAGAGCCGAAAGAGACACCGAAAGAAGCGCCGCCGGCTACCAGATCGTCGGCAGGAAGAGCGCCGGCGTCGAAACCGGCTTCTTCTGTGGTTTCTGGTAGCGGCTTTACGTATAAGAGGTGGTTAGAAGAAGTACGCCGGCTCGACGACGCCGAGCTTCTTAAGCGTATTTACGCTTCTGGTAGGATCGGCGAAAGAGTAAGAGAGCTCTACGACGGCGATATTAGCGCTTACGAAAACGACCATAGTCGCGCCGACCAAGCGCTCGTAAGCTATCTTTATAGCTTTACCGGCGACCGAGCTCGTACAGAGCGGCTTTTCAGAGCGTCGGCGCTCTACCGGACGTCTGGAAAGAGTCGAGAGTATATCGCTCGTACTCTGAATAAAGCCGAGAAAGAGCGCGTCGAGCTCGTCGGACATATTGAGTTTACTCAAGACGAGAAGCGAGCTTACGCTCAGCGGAAAGAAGCGGAAGAGCGGAAGAGAGACCCGTTAAAGCCGAGAAGATATAGCTATAATACAAACCGGAAAGAGGGCGGTAGAAGTGACAGAAGAAAGATATAACGAAATCTGTAATATGAGCGAAGACGACGAAGCTTTTAAAAGTCTGAGCTTAGAAGAGTATAACGAATACCGTCGCCGGCGATACTTGGAGCTTACCGACCCAGACGCCGCTATCGGCGAGCTCATGGATAATATACGCCGAGCTCGCGACGGCTCTCTTCCAGTATGGAAGACCGGCTTCGAAAAGTTCGACGAGCTTCTCGACGGCGGCTTTCTCGGCGGTAATCTGATATTACTTGGTGCGATAAGTTCACTCGGTAAGACGACTTTCGCTTTACAAATCGCCGAAAATCTCGCGCTCAGCGGTAGCGACGTACTCGTATTCTCTCTCGAAATGAGTAAGAAAGAGCTTCTCGCGAAGATCGTAAGCCGAAATACTTACCGGATCGTCGAGAAGCAAGGCGTACTTTCCTACTTCGACGAGAAAGACCGGCTTACTATGGGCGACGTATTGCGCGGCAGGATCGGCGACGACCAAATCGACGCGACGAAGCCGTACCAGAAGCGCGACCTCTTCGAAGCGGCTCTCGCTGAGACTCGCAAACTTGGCGACCACTTGTACGTTATTAGAGATAACTCTATTGATATATTCAAAGTAGAAGACTTTATTAACGCTCATATTGTCGCGACCGGTAATAAACCCTTCGTAATACTCGACTACTTGCAAATATTGAAACACGACGACAAGCTTCGCGGCGATAAGCGCGTACTTACCGATGAAGACGTAAACGGGCTCAAAGATTTAGCGGTACGGTTAGACCTTCCGATTATGGTAATCTCGAGCTTTAACCGTAATAACTACTTCGAGCCGGTGAGCCCAGGGAGCTTTAAAGAGTCTGGTACGATTGAGTATACGAGCGATACGCTTATCGGTATGCAATATACCGGTATGCAGTATCAAAAGCACTGGTATAAGAAAAAGGGCGCGAAAGCTAAGCAAGTATACGAGTCTCAGCAAGATCATAATACCAGAGTACGAGAGCTTATCGAAAAAATGGACGAAGACGGCGCTCTCGGTCTGAGCTTGCCGATAGACGTCGTACTTCTGAAAAATCGCGGCGTAAGTAAGGGTAAAGTTCTCTTCGAGTTTTGCCCGAAGTATAACGTCTTTACAGAAAAAGAAGACCAAGACGCCGAAAAATATAAGTGGGATCATAACGCCGACGAAGACGAAGACGGCTCTCTCTCTGTGGTTTCAAGTTCTCCAACTATCGGCGATACTGTGATTTAATATCGGTAATACGGTAATCGTAGCGTACTCGAAAATACGAGTACGCTTTTATTAAACAAAAATATCAGTAATACAGATAACTTGAAAAATACAGATATTAGTGATATAATAAGTAAGGTAAGAAATACCGTATTTCTCAGAAAGAGAGGGCTCTCGAGATGGCTAACCCGATTTTGTTAAACATCAAGCCGAAGAAGGGCGAGACGATTTACGCGGCTCGTATTGAGTACGGAGCGCCGAAAATCGCCGGCTTCCTCCCTATTGAGAGCAAGAGCTCGCCGAACGCTACGACGTATATCGCACTCGACAATATCGCGAGCTTTACGGTATTAAACGCCGAAGCGCCAAATATACCTTACGCTTTCGAGTCTCGCGTTAAGGTGAAAATAGACGACAGTTTCGGAGGGTGAAGCGGTGAGTATTTTTGATCGACTTATCAGAAAGAAGCCGGTAACGGCGACGGCTACGCGGCTTATCACAGAGCCGACGAGCTTCTTCTCGAGCTTTAACGGCGACGCTTACAGTAACGACGTCTTTCGCGAAGCCGTCGACGCGATAGCGCGTAACGCCGGTAAGCTGAAGGGCTCTCACGTAATCAAATACGCCGACCATGAGCGCGTCGACGGCGATTGTAAGCTTAACCGGCTCTTGCAAGTAAGACCGAATCCGCTTATGAGCGCGTACGACTTTCTGTATAAGTTTATCACTCGTCTTTACCTGCATAATAACTCTTTCGCTTATCTGGATCGCGACGAGCGCGGCATTATTCGCGCTATTTATCCGATAACGGCGAGCAAAGTCGACATTTTGAGCGACGCGAGCGGCTCTCTCTTCTGTGGTTTCATGTTGAGAGACGGTAGAGAGGTAGTCTTACCCTATGCCGATATTATCCACTTGCGGCGCTTCTTTAATAACGGCGACGTACTCGGCGAGGATAATACCGCAATTATACCCGGGCTCGAGCTCGCTCAGACAGAAAACGAGGGCATTATTAACGGCATTAAAGCCGGCGCGAGTATTCGCGGTATTCTGAGCTTTACTCAGATTATGAGCCCGTCGAAGCTGAAAGAAGAAAAAGACGCTTTCGTAAAAGACTACCTTAGTCTCGGTAACGAGGGCGGCGTCGTCGCGACCGACCAAAAAATGGATTATAAGCCGATTGAGCAAAAGCCGGTTATACTCGACGCCGACCAAGCGAAAGAGGTAAAGAGCAAGATTTATAACTATCTCGGGCTTACTGAGCGTATCGTAAATAGCTCGTATACAGAAGACGAGTACGCCGCTTTCTACGAGTCGACGCTCGAGCCGCTCGCGGTAGCGCTCTCTCAAGAGTTTACCGCGAAAGTCTTTAACGACCGAGAGCAAGCTTTCGGTAATAGTATCGTCTTCGAGTCTGGACGTCTTCAGTTTACGAGCAATAAGACTAAAGTCGCGCTTATAGCGCAACTCGCGCCGTATGGACTTCTCACGATTAACCAAGCGCTCGATATTCTCAACTTGCCGAGCGTACCAGATGGCGAGAAACGTCTACAAGCGCTTAATATGATCGACCAGAAGCTCGCGAGCGAGTACCAAGTCGGAAAGAAGACCGACGACGATACGAAAGAGGGTGTAGACGGTGGCAAGGGCGACGAGGACGGAGAGAATACTTGACGCTTTCGAAAAGCTCTGGACGGGCTCGAAGCTCGACCGAGACGCTATCGAAGCGCGGCTTATTGGCGCTCAGATCGTCGGTATTTATCCTCTTTGTAATCAGACGGCGAGCGGTAGAAAGTACGCGACCGGCTTCTCTATCGCGTACCGGCGGCTTGGTGGTAAACGCGTCGAGAACGTCGATATAGAAGCCGGAAACGATGAAATCGAAGACCAAATTAGCGTAATCTTTACCGACGATTATGTCGAACCAGAAGAGACGGCGCTTATTGGAGGGTAAGACGATGAAAGAAATTAGAGT